ACTAGGATTCCAATATCTTTTCTTTTCTTGTTTAGTTTTTAAAGAATGTAAAACTGTTGTGTGATCCTGGTTAAACACCCTAGACATTGATGATATACTTACATTGTATTCTTCATGTAAAAGATTATAGACAATACTTCTAGCTCTAACAACATCCGAAGTTCTGCCTTTGCTAAACACATCATGTTTACTAACAGTATATCTCTCACAAACTTTATCTACAATTTTAGATACAACTTCTATGTTTGCTTTTTTATATCTAAGGTTAATTTCAGATTTCTTATTGCTATCTACTATTGGTTGCTTCTGCATTAATTTTGCTGCATACAAAAATCCTTCCGAGAACCCTACCTCATATAATCTTTCTTCTTGGTTCGTAAGAAGGTAAAATGCTTTCTTAACTTTGTAGATAAAGTGGTTTTGGTTAATGTTTTTTTTGTGAGTATTGTAGTGTTGGCTTATATTTATGGTCATAGATCCCCTACGTTTTCCTTTCTTTTTTTTCAACTATTAAGTTAATAACTTAACTTGTCATTAACTGTTCTTTTGCCTGCTCTATTTGCCAAAGTAATCTATAAGAATCTTGTTGATACTTATTTACTTTTTGCTTCGCTTCTAGGAACTTCTGGTGCTTTTTTGCTTGAAGATCCTTTAGCTTCTGCAGGCGCATCTTGATGTCTTCCATCATGCTCCTTTGTTACTTTTGCAAAATCAAATCTAAGATTATGGATCTTGCATTCTACAAACTCTCCTCTATTAGAGTTGTCTGCAGCTTTCTTTACATCATCAAAGAGTTCAATCATTTCAAAATGACATTCCCCATTAATAATTCTTTTAAATTTTGTCATACTTTTTTACCTTTTTCAACTTTTTTCTCGATCAAAAAATCTATATACTGTTTAGCTTTTTTAAGATCTTCCACTCCATTTTTTAAATTATATCTTAAAACATACTTAATTATATTCCCGGTACAAAAATCTAATTGGTTCTCAATAATAAAATCAATAGGTTCAATTTTATATTGAGTGTAATGTTTAGGTTCTTTTATATTGTCTGACATAATTTTTTAAGCAAGGTGGGGAAAACGGAAAGGGAAAAAAACCCCACCCTGCTTGATACCCTTTAGCCTAAGTTAAAAGGTATATTCGTTATTACCACCATCACTAGATTTTGCAATATTGTTTTTGCCTGCTCCACTAGGTGTTAAAATTACTGTAAGCTCACCTTCTTTTACATTTCCATCTTGATCTTTAGATGGGAAGGCAGCTTGATTATACCAAGTACCATTTATGTTTACTCCAATAGTCCAGTTCTTATCTGGATGCTTCATATTTTTTGGACCAACATATACTGGAAGTTTATCTGTTGGAGACTTCCAATCTTTATTCTTGGTTAGGTTAATGTATATTTTGTCGGATTTATTATCCATGTTTACTCCTTGGTTATATCAACTACTGTTGATTATTGTTTAGTTTGACTTCATGCGCACTAGAATGATCTCTGATCTGTTCATATGCTTTGAAGTTATTATTTTTAAGATACATAACTTGATCTCTAACTTCATCCTTAACTGATCTAAATTCTTTATCAGTTTTAGTGTTAGAAATTTTTGTCATGATACCTTCTACATCCACTTCATCATCCATGTATGTAGGTTCTGCAGATTGCTCTGTAGAATTTTCTTCAAATGGTTTCGCGTTATAACCATCTTCTAAATCCATTCCTGTTTTTAAATTTAACGCATTTAGGAATGCATACTTTCTGCTGTATGACATTGCTTGACCTGTTCCATATTTATCAAGACCACCCATAGCAGTACATCCATCAACTATAATAAAATTTTTTGGATCATCGATGTCTGTTATTCTCATAGTACAGGTTACAATTACACATTTAGGTGTAACATCTGTAATGTAATTACAGGTCGCATATAATCTATTTTCTAATAAAGCTGCCATTGCAACTCTTTGAACATCATCATGTAATAGAGGATTAAAAGGCATACCTTTAACCTTACTTGCTTTCTTTACACCGCTTGCATGATTACAAGCATTGTAAAGTTTCTCATATATATTTTTCATATTTTTTTTATTTATTTGATACACATTAGTTTCACTACTCATATTTGATTCCCCATAGTTTGGTTATTAGTTGTTTTTGTTCATCTGCTAAATCTTTATAGTAAAAGAAATGATTAAGATCTGGTGGTTCTATCATCAAAGCTAACTTCTTAATATCACCCTCACAAAACATAATCATTTTTTCCCACAATAAAATTTTATCTATCATGATATTATAAAGATGTTGCAAGTGATCTGCCTTCATCAACTCATGGCTTTGATCAAAAATAACATAATCCTTATCATTAACGTATACCAGGTAAGGTATTTTTTTTGTTGCCATGTAGTAGAACGAAGTTTGTGTTAAGTTTTCAAGTGTAGGTTCAGTAGGCAGATCTTGAGAGATCATGTTCCATTCTTCTTTACCTTTTACTTTTCTTAAATTAGGTGGCTTAGTTTTTAATTCTATAAATTTTGTTTTAGTTTCATAATCTATTCTGCCAATTACAGGTTTGATCATATCAAATTCTTTTATACTAACATATCTTTCACAAACTAATTTTTCTTTTTCAACAATTTGTTGCACAACTTTTTTTGTAATTGGAATACAATCCTCTGCAAATTTAAGCATAGCTTCTCTGCCAAACTTATCTTTAGCATCAACCGGTGGATTTTTATTTATTTCATCTTGCTCTGCTTTAAAACAAACATTATAATCCCGATCCCACTCTGTCTCTTTAATTGTTTTTGATTTGTAAATTACATCTGCAATTAATTTTTGCACAACGTTATTAACTAAGTTGCCAAAGTTTGCTTTGTATCTAAATGGAAACTTCCTTCTAACTTCTTGAGGGAAAGTGTATCCAATAATATTTTTTGCAAATGGAGTTGACGTTGATGAATACGACCAATGATCTAAACCTTCACCACCATTAAATATTGAAAATGCTTTTTTGATTTTTTTGTTTTCCATTTTTTTTGTAAGTAATACAGGCATTTAATTATGTTGTCAACGGATAATTAAATTTGTATAACGGAATGAAAAATGATTAAAAAAAAACTTCCATATAAAAAGGTGCGCATAGTTTGGGTTGATATTTGTAGCAGCTCACAATGGTACGATGATTTATCTGACGTGGATAAATTTAGTTATTCCTGGTGCGAGGATGTTGGCTACCTATATTATAAAGATTCTAAAGTAGTAAAAATCTTTACATCTTTTTCTTATGATGATGATAAATTATCTATTGGAAATATTACAGCATATCCACGCGCTGTTGTTAAAAAAATTATAAAGGAAAAATGACAAATTCTGGAATTTTTAAAGAACCTGGTTGTGTTGAGGAATTAAAAAGACACAAACGTTTTATAAAAAAACAACAAGCTATTATTGATTCCCTTGAAACTGAAATTGAGATAAAAGAATATGAAATTAAAACTTTAAAAGAAAGATTAAAGAATGGCTAGAGACGTTTATGCTTTTAGCAATGGACTTTATTCTGACTGGCACAGGAAATATGATGGAATTGCTTATATTGATATTGATAGTGTTGAGTGTTGTTCGTATTGTTACGAACCTTTAGCTATAATTGAAACCTGTTATGACAAAGGTCAAGAATGGAAGGCTACAACCCTCTCAAAGATCATCGCTGAGCGCTTAAATATACCCTGCTGGCTTGTATTTTATAAAGAATTGACACCAACTAGCCTAACGTTTAGAATTAAACGTATACGTAGCTCTAAGACGGGATTTAGGTTAGTAAGTGAGGATCAATGGGTTATAATTCTTCGATCCTTGCACGACCACCATAAACCAAAATGTAAATCTAAAAAACGAAAGGATAAATAATGAATGTAAGTAGAGGATTTTTACATATAACTTATAAGTTGTATCACCATCTAGATATTTTAGATGGAGTAAAAAAGTCTTATTGTTTAAATGTTTTCTTATCTGTGATGAAATATGCATGGAAAAAAAACGGATATAAGGCACAACTAAGACACGAAACTATACATAAAGATACAGGTCTTTGCCGAACCACAATTAAAGATTGTTTAGAAACTCTAAATAAACTTAATATTATAAAAGCTATTAGAGGTCGATCTGGTAAAACTTATATTGTCAATGAGGTATTTTTAAGAGCTGAGAAACTTTATGAACAAACCCAGATAGCCGTGTCACCGACACCAGATAGCCGTAATACGACTACATTAGAAGAAACATTATACATTAATACTATAGGTAAAATTGTTAAGAGTTTTGCAGGGAATAAGGAAAGAATTATAGATGAATTATCCAAGCTACCTACTGAGGAACTTAAAGCAGAAACTGTTAATGTATATCTATGTAAACAAGCATTACAATTGAAAGAGGATAAGGAACGAGAAAGCAAAGCTAATTATGTTAGTAGTGATAAAATTTTGTCGGCATTGTCCAGGATAAAAAAAGAAACAAACCCTAGGTATATTGAGAAAAAAAATTACAATATCCGTAATGGGATTAAACCATGGGAAAATAAGTAATGCCTGGTAGAGCGCAGAGGAAAGTATTTTGCCAAGGATTTACTAGAGCAGGTTTAAGACTAGGCTTAAAGATCCCTTGTAAAATGAAAGGCTATCCATTATCTGGTGGTAAGATATTTAAATGTAAATATCATGGCTATCAAAATTATGATAAATTTAATAAAGCTAACTACACAGATGAGACTAGAATAAAACAACTATCCAAACTAATACAATTTAGGAACTATACAGATGAACAAATCAAAGAATACTATTACACCCAAACAAAACCAAGAATTAATATCCGAGCAAAATCTATCTACCATAGAAGAAAAATTGGTAAGAGGTTTAACCCTTACAGAGATTCTAGAGGAAAAGCAGTATCCATTCAGTTTGATGAAGTTTTACAATTACTTAAAAAAAAATCCAGAACTAGAAACCAGAATAGTTGAAGCAAGAAAACTAGGTATCCAAACTTTAATAGACAAATTGCTGCAAGTATTTAACTATCAAGAAGTTGAATCTCCAAACGAAGTGCTTTGGATTAGAGAAAAAACAAAATTTATTCAATGGGTTGCCGGCAAAATATCCGATTTATATAGCGATAACAAACCTATTAAACAAAATATTGATACTAAAATGACTATATCCTGGGAAGATAACACGGATAATATGATTAATATATCCGGGGATATAACTGATATACCCCCAGATAATAAAGATTAGAATGGTAATAAACCCCAAACTTTTTGTGCATAAATAAAAGTGTATGTTCCAACAACTTTTGCTTTGTATACAATCCAACTCATAATTTTACCCCCTTTCTATATTTTTTTTGTATTTAACTTGATAACCATTTTCCCAATCATAATGAGTAAAGTCATAAAATTCTTGAAACTTTTTTAAACTCCAAGATTTCATTTCTTTTTTCATTTCATCATAATAATCAAATGCACTTGCATAATCTAAAAACATTTTTTTATTATATTTTCTTAACATATTTTCCTTTCTATAGTTTTTTTGCAATGTATTGAAATTTAGGATCATGATTTATGTTTCCATACTCCACACGTTTTTGGAATAGATCCACAATTTTATTTTCATATGCTCGCATAAATAAATTTGCTATATCCCTAATGGAATAATCATAAAATCTATCTTTGCCAAGATAACCTTCATGATACGTTATTACTTCACCAGACTTTGCCATTTGCAACCAACTTTCATATTTACTTAACATTTTTTTTTACCTCTTTTTTAGTTTCATATTTACCATTTAAAAAATCATTCATTAATTTATTTTGTATTAATGATTTGATTTGTTTATTTTTTTTAGATCCAAATCCCATAACTATTAAGTGATCATCTAAAAAATTATTCTTTTTTTTTGGCATTGTTTCCTTTCTGTTAGTTTGTTTTTATAGTGTGTATAAATTACACCCTTTGCGCTCAAGATATTTAATAGAGTTTGTTTTTTTAACTCTAATAAATTTTGTTTTTGTAGTTGTGTCATATTTCCTATATCCAATTTATAATTTACTTTGTATTTCTTTTAAATATTCCTCATTTTCTTTTTTAATTTCCTCATCTATTTCTTGTTGTCTTTTTTTCTTTTCATATAGTCTAGCTTTATTTATTTCCTGGACTATTCTTATTTCATCCTTAGTTTGATCTGTCATTTTTTGTTTATCCTTTCATCTATAATGTTAATAATTAATTGTTTAAATAAGCTATATCCGATCCAAAGCGCACCGAATAATAATATTACTTTTATTTCTAATGGCATTTATTCCCCTTTCTTTTCATGATGAATATAACTCATACCCAACTTATTTAATAATTCTGCGGTATATTCATCAATTTCTTTTTCACTATATATACTGACAATTGTATCCCCTTTTTGATATTCACCTGTATCACAATCACAACCAACATCAGCAGTTTTGCCACATTCCCAATCATCACAATGTAAATCGGATTTATCGCAGCAATAAAATTGACACAATATTTCTTCATAAGTTTTTTTTTCATACCAACTTTTTTTGTAAGTATAATAATGGTCAATATCAAACTCACCATATTTCTGCTGAAAATGTACTAATACATATATTTCTGTATCCATTTTTTTTATATCCTTTCTATATTGTTATAATTAAAATTATTAATACAAATAATAAGCTAACTGAAAAATAAAAATTAATATTACTCATTTATTCCCCTTTGTTTTAATTGCTGCTTAAACTCTTTCAAACTTAAAGCATTTGATTTATATAAATGATCATACACTATATAGAACCAGGGGTTAAGATCTGCTGCGCTATATCCTAACCGCTTACTAGCTTTATTAATGATATTTATATAAATATCTTTCCAATTTTTATTGCTCATTTAATAACCTTTCTTTTTTTCTTAAATTTATTAATTCAATTGCCATATCAATATTTAGTTTTAACAATTTTTTAATTTGTTTATTTGTTGATCTAACATAATGATCAATATGCATATCCCCTATTGATATTATTTTATTTTTACTTTCCGAAAAATATTTAATATTTTTTAAATTTTTTTCAGTATCCTTTGCAATTGACCTGTTATCAATTATGCTTTGTATTTTTACTATTTCTTTAAGTGTCATTATTTAACCTTTCTTTTTAAATTGTTTACAGCTTGTCTATAAGTTGCTGCGGGGTTTTTTATTTCTTTTATTTCATTAAAAAAATCATTACAGCTTTTCAAATAGCTATCCGGCAGCTGCTTATGATCTGTTATGAAATAAAAACTTAAATCATTTTTGTTTATTCTTTTCATGTTATCCTTTCTGTTATTTTAGTTTTTTTTCTAATTTCTTTTTTCCGTATGTTTTAACTTTCTCAACTATTATTGAGGTTGTGTCTTTTTTGTAGCACAATAAACAATCCTTGCATTTTTGACCGGTGCAATTCTGCTGATCTTTATGCAAATCACCCTTAACAGTATTAAAAGTCTTATCAAAATATTGAGGTACTTTTTTTAATATATGATTAGTCAACGGGGTTGAATAAATCAAAATTAAGTTTTTTGGTTTATTATGCTTATCAAAAAAAGGCTTAATCACATCAAAACGTTTTGTCCACAAGCTGAAAGTACAATGAGGATTTTTTAAAGCTATATTGACGTAATTCTCAAGATTAATTGTAGCCTCTTTTTTATCTAATGCTAATTCCCCGTGAGCATTAAATCTAAAAAATGCGCTATTGATAACCGGCAGCGCGTCTGGATGTAATACTTTGGAATTTAATAGGTCTGTATTTCTCTGCAATGCAGGTGCCATATTTTTTCTAAATGTATTTAACATTTCATGAGAATAACAAAAAGTACAAATGTTATTCGGTTGTTGTTTTTTATATTGCTTATTACAATAACCGTTTGTTGTTGTATTGGTTGAGATAGCTTGAAATCCTTCAAGTTTACCCGTCATTTTGCTTATATGTATCATTTCCGTTTTACCTTTCTTTTTTGTTAATTATTAATTGATTTGCTATTTTTATTATATTGCTAAATTGTCGCACTATAAACTTTCTGTTATTACTTCAACCTGGTAACCTAGCTTTTTAATTACTTCAATTTCATCCCGGTCAAGTGTTTTTTTACGGGTTAATGAAGTTATTTTTTTTGCCGTTTCATTTACGGGATAGATCCTTTCCACCCCGTAAACATTTTTGATAATTACTTGTAATGGATAATTCATTATTCACCATCCATTTCTTTTAAAATTAAATGATTTAATTTATTCATATTAAATTTTAAGATAGTTTCCGAATTACATCTATCTAACTCAATTTCATCATTTATTTTTTGTTCAGTAATAATTCTAATAGGTGAAAAATTATAAACCATATTAGGATGATAATATCCGTTAGGATCTAAATTTAACCTTCTATTAAAATTTGATATAGCTTGTTCAATAGTTTCAGTTTGAGTTGAACAAAAATTACCAACATCAAATTTATACAAGTTAAATTGTTTTAGTTTTTTAGTCATGTTTGCCTTTCTATTTGTTGTTTAAGGTCAACTTAATGCATAAAGGATTTAATTTATATGCGCAATCTGTCGCACCTTTAAAATAATTTTATTGGGTTGGATTGGTTTGAATTGGGTTTGAATTGGGTTGAAAGTTACTATCCAAACTCAAAGCAACTTCCCCCGGCTTATGCGACAAGAACAACGGCAACAATTATTTAACTTATTACTAACGATAATAAAACGTTATCAATAATAATTAAAACTATATCCACCTTTTTTACTTTTTACTTGCTAGTTATTATCATTCTAAACTACCCCCTAGCACCCAGATTTTACGCGCGATCTTATACATATATATACATGGATAATTTCAACAGACACACAGACATACCCCTAAACAACCCTGCACCTATTTATAAACACTTTTCCAGATTTTATTTTTTTTATTGTTTCAAAACTTAAATACACTAGATATGGTATATGACTTACTTAGATACGGATGATTTTGATTGTATTGCTTTTGTAGATGAAAAAACAAATGAAGTAACAATTAAATTTGTTGGTATACCTAATAAGGAATCTGCTGAATTATTTATAAACTATGTAATGGTAACACTAGGAATAGATTTTCAACCACTAGATAATGTGGATAGATCTAAGATGATACACTAATGAATATTAAAATACCTTATACACCAAGAAAACATCAAAGCTACTTACACCAACAAATAAACAAATACAGATGGAGTGTGCTAGTTTGCCACAGAAGGTTTGGTAAAACAGTATGCATGATAAATCATTTAATCAAATCAGCTCTTATGTGCAAACATAAGAACCCAAGATTTGCATATATAGCTCCTACATTCAAGCAGGCAAAAAGTATTGCCTGGGATTATATGAAACAGTTTACTGATAAAATCCCATCAACAAAGTTCAATGAAACAGAGTTAAGAGTAGA